ACATCATCGTTTTTGTTCCAGCCCGTGGACACCAAAACTGCCTTAATATAATATAAATCAACCTGCTTTGGATTAGCACTTTCTGCAAGAACTTTATCCGCAAAAGCTACAGCGTCTTCATCTCCCACTTTGCAGAGAGTTGCAGGCGCACAATAAGCCACACTTGCACTAGCTTGTACAAGATCGGCAATACCATCAGATATTTCTTGTGGATATATTTTCATTATCACTCCTCATCAACATTATACACAAAATACAAAAATTTCCGCTAATAGACCATTTTGTGTTCAATATAAGAACCTATCACATGTTTTCTGTAAGTATCTATGTTCATACTCTCAATGTTAATATTCTTATCTTTTAGGTCTTCTGCAAAAGTTTTTGGCATTTTTACGTTAGAATTTAAGGAGTTAAATATAGTTGTTTCAGATACCTCATCCCCAATATTAAAATTGGTGAATACGTCTAGTTTTAGCTGTTCTAGATCATTAAATTGACCTTTAGTTAATTGACGTAAATTTTTCTTTTTATTAACATTTAGAAAAGCCTTTGTAATCACATCAGAAACTTTGGCCCAAGATTCTTCAGCATACACAAACGCTTCAGCAACAGAGGGTGTAGATTGTGGTTTTTGTGTTCGTTTTTTTCTAGGACCATCATCTTGTTTGAATAAAGGTCTTCCCCCGTCTACGTTGACATCAGTATTCTTGTCATCTGGAGAAGGCGGTAAATCTACAGGCTTAGATGGCTTATTATCCATTTCTGATGGTTTTGGAGGTGGATGGAAAGGACCAGCTTTTTCTGGACCAATAGTGTCTCTCTTACTAAGCTCTCGTTTGATCCTAATGTTTTCAACTTGAGGTATTTCTTTAAATCTTTGCAGAAGTGTCTCATGACTGATAATGTCTCTATCTGCAAGCTGAATAAGCAAATTCTTTTCAGCAGCCTCGTCAGACAAAGACATTTGATCAAATTGTATGTGAGCTTTGTATCGAAAGCCCATAGCCTTTCTTACAATCTCAAGTTCTTTTTCCCAGAACCTTATGAGAATATCTCTACCGTATTGCAATCTTTCAACCAAAGTTTTTAGAGAGATAAAATTATTTGTAAATCCACCACCATTATTAGCCATACCCGTCAGTGTAGGTGGAACGCCAAGACCCGCATATATACTGTTAAGAACAGAAGTATACTTTTCAGAACCAAGAAACTTATGGACATCAGTGCTAGACTCCATGAAAGATAATTCTGGACCCCAAACTAATTCCATTGTTCCACCGCCAACATTGCTAGATAGTATATCTCGTAATTTATTAATTGCGGCTTTGTTGGGAAGTATCTTGTGATCTAAGCTACCTAAAGTCCACAATCTTATGTTTGATATAGCTCCATCGAGAGCAGACAAGTCAGCTAACCTCATCTTTTCTAGCATAATGATATCATCTAGTATGGCGTAAATCATAGGATTTGCCCATTGTCTCCAATCGTCTTTCTTGTAGTGGAACATACAGATACGATCTGGATCTAGAGGAATGTCTTTATCACCTCTTTTTAGGCTCTGCTTGACAGGAACTGGTAGAGTTTCAAGAACATTATTTGGAATATCACCAGCGCTAAACTTATCAAAGAATGAATGTGTGGTAATTGTATAATTTTTAATACCCATAAATAAAGACAGATTTCCATCTTTATTTTTTACAGTCAATGGATTGAAAAAATTATATCTCCAAGGTATTTCATTTTTTTTAGGGTCTGGTACTTCGACTTTAATATCGGAAGACAGAGCTTTCATGTAATTGCTAAGTTGAGGAGTAACATTAGCGTAACTTCTATAAATGATAACATTTCCAGTTTTATAAAGATTATTTAAAAATCTTTCTGATCTTTCCTTACCGTTCACATTGCGAAACCATTGTTGATAGAACTTTTCAACACTCTTGTCTCTGTGAACTATATGAATGCCCTGACTTCCGAAATCTCCCATCAAATCAATGATATTACGAATAATTCCAACTTTTTCATATGCGTCCATGCACATTTTAATAATCCTACGCTGCTGATTAGGCACAGCCTCATCTGGTCTAAATGCATAGTAATCGTTAGCGTTAAATCCGGGCCTAACTGAGCGATTGGGTTCAATATCTATAAAGTGTCTGTAATGACTGCCTTGAGATTTACCAAGACCAGCGTAAGAATCAACAGTGTCTGAGAATTTAGAAAAAGCCTCCGCTTTACCAGCAGAGTCTCCTTCAGACCAAGTAAACATTTCACTATCACTCATAATTTAACCTCAATCGGATTGTAATTGGATTATACTTATCAATACACATTTTTCATGTTATCAGCGAACCAACTAGGTCCATTGTACAGCTTTTCATCGGTTTTTTGTTTATGACCACCAGTTGCGAAACCACCATAAAATTCATATTCAGCTTGTGTAGGAGTTCTCTGTAAAACTCTAGCAGACATGTTAGCCATTAGAAGTGCAGAGTATCTATCTTTACGCATTTTACTCTTTCTGCCAGTTCCCACAACGACCTGTGGGGTATCCCATCTATCTCTGCCTGAAGTTGTTTGTGTCATCTGTATCATAGAAAGTTCATCTTTCAACTCTTCTATGTCTAGAACGCACTCTTCTAGAGTATCAAACATTCTAGCCTTAGTATTATCCTCATGTTCTGATATTGTAAAAGTCAAAGGATCGAAAGCTGGAAACAGTAAAGCTTTATCTTCAAAGTCTTTTCTAAGACCGTGATTCGCTTCTGACAGCCAATCATACTTAGCGAACTGGCACATTTCCAATATGTGTAACCCTCTCTCTCCGTCTGTATCTTTTTCTTTATTGTCGTCTATGACAGGCCAGATTGGTATTTCACCGTCTTTAATTTTATCATTATCATGAAGAGACTCCATTACAGCAACGCCACCACCTTGAGCATCCATAGCTATATGTATACATGGAAATAGTTTCATCAAGTCTCTAATTTTTCTAGCGCAGTAGGAGTAAAAATCAGATTCTGAAGAATAACCTTTCTTAACTTTTTCTTTATGTTCAGACCTAGTTGTAGTCCAGCAGTGAACAATTCTTCTATGGTTTGCATTTACCTCTAGTACTACAATGCTAAAATTATCTACTTCAGATGCTGGGTCAACTCCAAATATATATTTTTTATCTTTATCACCCATAAGCACTGCTTCAAAATTTATGACATCTCCATTAGAATTTTTTATTTCGTCCTCTTGACCAACAACACAAGATTCTATAAGTGATCGTTTAAAAAATCCTTGGCTATCCCGTGTAAAGCAAGCTCCATATTCCATTTGATAAATACCAGTGTGGACGGTTGCTTTTGATCTAGCAACTTGGTCTGCATCCATGAATCCTTTAGGTAAAAGTTCATACGGCACACGTATAATTGAATACTGAGTCCAATCAAAATTTTCTGGAGGGTCTTCGCCAAAAACCTCTCTTAACTTAGATAGCTCACCTCGACTTTTTATAATAGATTTCCATTTTTTCCAATAAGTTGCAAAATGATTAAAATCATAATAAGCTGTTCCTGATAAAACAATCTGATTATCTTTTTTAACTTCTTGTATTTCGCTGTTCAGTTCAATTCCCAGTTCTTTAGCCTTTTCTTCAGCAGCCATACGTTTTACATTTTCTACTGGGTTAGAGCTAACAGCTGCAAAACCAGCTACAACATTTTCAAATATTTCTCTAGGTATAGACGCAAATTCGTCAGCGATAATGTCATTAGCACGTTGACCTCTGATCTTTTGTCCATCACCAAGAGGTAGGCAAGTGACTGTACTATCATTTAATCGTAACGTACATCTATCAGTATCTCTTCTTGGTCCACTATCCCCATCGCATATATCTCTTAACATAGGAGAGTTTCGCCATATTGTTTCCATGTATTCAAACAAAACCTTAGACTGTCTGAATGCAGCACCAACAATTACAATCTTACGTTGTGGCAATATTAAAGCCCTTAATATAGCATATAAAGAAAGCATGAAAGACTTACCAAAACCTCGACTAGCAATTAACATTGGAAATTTACGTTCCCATACTTCTTTAAGAACAAGACTTTGAGATGGCAATAATTGGATATTTAGTATGTGATGACAAAAGAATGATAAATATTCTGGCTTAGTCATCAACCAAGCTAAGTGTAGATTGAAATCATCGCTTTGAATATTTAACACGCTCATTGGATTAAATAAATCTGATTCTACAGAATCTAATCCTAGCCACGCTTCGTCAATTTTTTTTAGTTTAGCTTCTGCCATGAGTCTATAATCCTATCTGCAAAACCATAGTGTACAGCGTCTTCTGCATTTAAATACCAATCTCCAGATTTTAATTTTCTTAACAAGAATGTTTTCACTTTTTCCACATCTGGACTACTACCATATTTTTCTTTAAAGAATTTACCACCTATGCAACTTTGTGCATATATATCTATCATCATATCACATATATATTTTTCGTACTTAACCCAATTTTGAACACTTAGGTATTCTCCGCTAGCTCCTGTAGATCCATAATGAGACATAAAATAAGTGTTTGGTGTTATAAGTCGTCTGTCAGCTGCTTGAAATATTATACTACTCATAGACTCTGCTTGACCATAAGCTATAATTGTAACATGACATCTTGACATTTGTATAGCATCATAAATTGCCATACCATCCGACCATTCTCCACCAACACTCTGCATGTGTATCATTATTGGTTTGTCAGACTTTATTTCTAAAGCCCTAATGTTTTTAAGAAAATTGTTTGACATCTTATATTCTACACCCGGATTGTCTTCATCATTAGTTCCGTAGTAGTTGTGCAAGAATATCTCTCTTGTGTCTATATTTGCTCCGTAGTTATGAAGATCATACAACAGGTCTTTATCTGCGTTGTTCATGTCTTCCTCCCTATAGTATACATTTCATTAATCCTTTTGAAAATACTACTTACAGCTAAAAATGCTGTCCGTTTATCACCACAAAATAAAACATGTACATTATTATACAATTCAAATTCTACTAAACATTTTAACATATATCTTCCCGTTATTTTAACAGAAGCTTTGTTTTTAATTGGTATCCTTGTTTCTTCTGGAAACTTAAGTAAATCATCTAAAGAAAATTCTAACACCAAAAACTTAAATGGAAAACTTTCCATCCTAGCTATCTCATTCATAAAGGTTCGTTTTTTAGAACCTAAGTTTATTGCTAACTCTTCTACACATCCTTTTCTTTCAACACATATCTTGTCTTCTAGTCCTTGAATAGAATAATCACCAGTATCTAGCTTTTGATCAACCATACCAGCGCAGGTATTAAACTTGCTAAAATAATATCCGTCTTGCTCACGGGTATCTTTAATAACTGTAAAGTCAGGAGCCTTTTTGTATTTTGCCATTATTTATTTCTCTGAATAATGTTTCGTAGTGGGTTTCTTTTCCTGTTATATTTTTATGACATTTCTTACACAGTGTTATTCCATTAGACGGTTCATACCTTAGAGAAGAAGCGCCAGCCCAAGTTTGTATATGATGTACGTTTAAGTTCTTTTTCGATTTGCAGTTTGGCATTTGACATTTGAATTTATCTCTTTTTAAAACGTCTATTCTAAATTTTTTATAATTTGGATCATTATAGTCTCTTCTCATAAGCACTCTACTTTGTCTATTCTCATAAGCCTTCTTACTTTTCTACAAAATATTCTAGTTTCTATGTCATTGCTTTGTCTAATTAAAGACCTCATTAATCTTATCATTATCTCATAACATGCTTGATCTGCATTTTCTGATTCTAGTATGTAAAGTAAAAAAGGTGAGTTAAATTCACGCAGACCGTATCTGTCCAGTTTTGGATATAAATCTACTAAGTCTAGTGATACTCTATAGTTTGGCATTGATCATTAATTTTATTAAACCTTGTAGGTCGTGCTTTGGTTTCCATCCAAGAACATTATTTGCCTTACTGCAATCACCTCTTAGATAATCTACTTCACATGGTCTGAAGAATTCAGGGTCTATAACTACATAATCCCTCCAGTTAGGAATGTTTACATAATCAAAAGACATATTTAAAAAATCTTCTATAGTATGTGTAGTGCCAGTGCATATAACGTAATCATCAGCTTGTTCTTGTTGTAACATCATCCACATAGCTTCCACGTAATCTCCAGCATATCCCCAATCTCTAAAAGCTTTTAAATTACCTAATCTTAATTTAGGAAAATCTTTTGATTTTCCACTTTTTAAGAAATCACAAATCCATTTAATTATTTTCTGCGTGACAAAGTTCTCACCCCTTCTTGGTCCTTCGTGATTAAATAGAATACCAGCACTAGCGTGAATGTTGTAAGCGTCCCTAAATAGACGAACGCTGTAATGAGCAGCGCACTTGCTGATTGCATAAGGTGAGTTAGGCATGAATTTAGTTTGTTCATTTTGGTATTTACCTCCATTATCATCAACGTCGTAAGAACTACCAAACATCTCGCTAGAGGATGCTTGGTAAAATTTAATATGGTTCATTTTCAAATCTACCAAGGACTGTAGAAGGTTTAGGCAACCTTTACCAGTTATATCCCATGTTAGTCCCGGCTGCTTAAAAGAACTTGCTACATGCGACTGTGCTGCTAAATTATAGACTTCATCTACATTATCGTTATCTTTAAATACATTCATGACACTACTGGTATCGGTAATGTCTCCCTCGACTAATTTGAATTTATCATTACGAGACAGATGACTAATTCGTTCCGTAGTGTCTACGCTACATCTTCTAGACACTCCAACAACTTCATAATTTTTCTCAAGAAGTAAGTCCGCTAGATGGCTTCCGTCTTGACCAGTAATTCCTGTTATGATTGCTTTCATTTTTAGTCCTTAATAAATACTTGATATATGTAACTTATTTTCCTCATGTAGAATTTTGTGTTTGTAATGCTTACTTTGCTTGCCATGCCAAGATGCCATAGCTATGTGAACACAGATAGTATCTTTAGATTTGTGCTTATTGGTGTTAAAGTAATTATACCCAGAATCTACAAAAGCGCCCTTTGCTTCTAAACATTTTATTAGAGTTGATTGTGGGAAATTTTTTTGCTTATTATCATTACAGCCAGCCCAAGACATTAATCCACCCGTATAAAACTGTGGCGTGGGTCTAAAATTGCCCTTGCAATTAACAAATATAGATTCAGATATTTCTGAGCTGCCCTGCTCCATTCCAAATATACCATTAGTAATCCACTGAGCGCCGGGGACGGGTATTGTGAGGAAAAGCCTCTTCTCGAATATCTCGTCGGGGAATGGCTTGTAGGCAAGTATGTCGCTATCTACATACAGACCGCCAAACTTGCTGACAATGGCTAGTCGATATATATCAGACATAAATACATTAGCTTTATTAGAATTTTCTGGAAATCGTGATTTAAGTATATTTATACCCCGTAGCGCATTTTCGCTGATTACTGCATTTAAATAGTCTATATCGTCATACGTCCATAGTTTATGTTCCATCGAAGGATTCATGGATCTCATCTTCTTGATGCATTCAACAACCGTTTCAGGCATCAGCTTGCTTCTATCAAGCCATATTTGATGTATAATTTTTGGTATCATTGGATGATATCCTTGTATCTGCCTTTTTGATGAAATCTTTTCACCTTATGATTTCTTATAGTAGAAAAATCGTCTAGTTGAAAAGTATATTCCCTTGATGTAACATATGGTTTACTCTTATCGCCAAAGTGTGTTAATGTGTGATCTAGGCTTCTGTATAGGTGATCTTTTCTTGTAAGAGTCCAAATAAGTTGATGTCTCCACAGTGTTAGATTTTTAAGTATAAGAAATTGATTACAGTATGGCTTTTGTTTTACTCTTATCAAGTTTATAGTTTTATCATCTTCTTTATTCATATCTTCTGCGCTTCTTTTCTTCTCTGAACAATAATGATGGAAAGATAAAATGTCAAAATCAGTTTCATCTATCTGAGGTTTTAATGTAGGTAGATCTGTTAGCAGCTGCCTTCTAAAAACCACATCGTCCTCACATATTGCCACAGTCTCTTGTTTTTTCTTGATAGCTGTATAAATTACATTCAGCCAACTTAATTTATTACCATCAGTTCCTTTACTTCTTTTGATTGCTGGGTATCTCTTAAACTCAGAGTTCATTCCTTTAAATTGTTTTGTGACACTCTCTAGCCTGTCTTCTCTCTCGTCTAAATTAACCACATATATCTCATCTACTAAATCATTGAGATTCATCTTTCGTACCCAAACAATTCAAAATCTTCTTTGTATAGATTATAAACTATATCTTTAGTTTTCTGATTATACATGTCCATAGGATTTATATTTTTGGTGCTAATTGTTTTTGAATATTTATACTTTACTTTTATTCCAATCTCTTCCGCTTCATTGTTGAGATTCTCTTGTCTTAGTATATGATCTACTTTATAACTCTCTAAGTTTGTGTAAAAATGTTGTGGAGAGAAATGACTGACAGAATACCCTCTCCTTAGATTGTGGTTTATACTTGATTCTAAATGTCCAGCAACAAAATCCTCGAATGTGTGTTTTTTAGATTTCCCATTATAATAGTAACATGAAAGTATACGTTCGTAAGGTCTTCTGACAGTGGTTATTGTTTGGTACTTATCAAATGGGATATCTAATATTTTATATAAACGTAGATCCGCATGTTGTAGATAAATTTTATACTCTTTATCCAATCCGAACATTATGTCTCTATCTGCTACTTTTGCTATTAATTTTTTATCAGGTAAATAAGTATCTCTTAACGTATGTTCTAAAGAAGTTCCTCCTGTCTTGCCGGGATGTAATAATATTATTTTTTTATTTTCTATTTTCATTCTTGTTTACTAACCTATAGAATAGATAACAAACGCTTAAATCTACTAAAAGAACAACAGACCAACAAATAAGTATGCTAGGCAATTGCTGCATTTATACCCTCCTCCTTGCATATGTTGTAGTAGTCATCAGTAAAAGCCCCTTTCCTACAAGCTTCAAGATACCAAGGTGGTTCTTGTGCTGCGTAAAATATTCTATGTTGTACAGATTGATTTAATCTTTCTGATCCATTAACTTCAAACTCCCACGGTGTTTCATTTTCTTTAAAACATTTATACATAAAGTTCACATTCCACAAAGACGCTTGCATAGATAGTGTGTATAGACTATACTGTTGTAATCGGAATATATTATTGACAACGTGTGCAGGACTATACAGTTGACTATCTTCATGTATGCCAAATCTATCTGCTTGCCATTCCTCAAATAAATTATAGTATTTTTGAAATGTGTTGTAATCAATTTTATTTCTAAAAAAGTAATCATCTTGCAACCATAGTATATTGTCTGCATTTATTAAGTCTAATGCCCTTTTCACTCCATAGGTAAAATCTGGATTACCTACCTTAATAGTTTCTATGCCATTAAGCATTGGGTCAGCTTCTTGTGTAATTATATATTTCTTTACGTCAATTTCTCTGTCCCAGTATTTATGAAACAAGTAACTAAACCTATTCCATAGATAATGATATTTATCACAAGATCCAATTAATATTGCAAAGTCCATTAGTCCACCACAGTGTCTGGGGTTAAGAAAGGTTGGTCAACAGTCCCGTCTTCATATTGATGTAGGGTAGATAGCCTCTCGCCTTCTTTAATCATTGCCAATCTCATTTTTTCCATCTCTATTCCATATTGTTTCATGAGGTCTGGATCTTGCATCATAGAAGCAACCCAGCTGGTAAAACTTTGTTTACTATCCTCAAGCCTCTTAATTCGCTGCTCACGGGTTCCTTTCATTTCCTTGAGCATAGAACTCTTCTTGGCCTGTAACTCCCTGTAATCACGATTTAGGCTCTCCTGCGCTGCCCTGAGTGAAGCGACCTGTCTTTCTAAGTTAATAATGTTATCATGGTCTTGTTGATCTTTGTCAAGACTTCTTTCTTCTCGTATCAAAGCATCATAACTATTAATCTGTTCAATGTTTTCTTTGTTGCCTTTTAAACATCTATTCATAAGTATTTCTAATTTAATAACATCTACTACTTGTATTTCTTCTGTGGGAAATACATCATCCTTAAACTGGGAAATAATCTTAGACCAATGATATTTAAATAGTTGTAATTCATCAAAAGTAAATTGGGCTTCTAGCTCTATCCAATAAGGGCGATCTTCAAGGGAGTACGCTGCTACCTCAACTTTAGATAAGCCAACCTTTAGTTCGTTCTTAACAAAGTCATTTATAGCATCAAAACTTCTGTCAAGCTTTTTAGCTATATCTTCAACGGTCATACTTTGTATGAGATTTGTAATAGTGCGTTTTTCTTGCTTAGAGAGTCTACCCGTTTTCATCTATGATTCCTTTTATAACTTCAATAATATGTTCACGGCGTTTTTTAGATATATATACGTCACTTAATATTTTTAAGT